TTATATAAGGAGCTCATGGAAAAATATGGAAGATAATAACTACACACCCGAAATACAAGAACTATTTTTAAGGTTTATTGTTAGTGACCCCGAATTATTTGTAAGGGTAAACACTATTGTACGTCCTTATATGTTTGATAAGAAGTTTCAAAAAGCAATAACATTCCTTCAGGAACATACAACTGAATATAACGCAATTCCTACAATTGACCAAATAGAAGCAACAACTGGTTTATTATTAGAACGTGTTGAAGGTATCAGCGATAACCATACAGATTGGTTTCTTGATAGTCTGGAAAGATTTTGTAGACACAAAGCACTAGAAAAAGCAATCTTGGATAGTACAGACTTATTAGAGACGGGTGATTATGGTGCAGTAGAGAATAAAATTAAGGAAGCGACACAGGTTAGTCTTGTAAAAGACTTAGGGCTTGAATATTTTGAAAATCCTAAAGAAAGATTAGAATGGATTAAAGCACAGAGTGGCGCAACAAGTACAGGTTGGAAAATGTTCGACCATAAGTTATATGGCGGATTGAACAGAGGAGAGATAACAATCTTTGCTGGTGGATCTGGAGCAGGCAAAAGTTTGTTCTTACAGAACTTGGGTGTTAATTGGGCAGAAGCAGGGTTGAATGTTGTATACATTAGTTTAGAGCTTAGTGAACAACTTATCAGTATGCGTTTAGATGCAATGGTTAGTGGTCATAGTACTAAAGACATTATGCGTAATATAGATGATGTTGATTTGAAAGTGAGAATGAAAGGCAAGAGTGCAGGCAAGTTCCGTATTAAGCAAATGTCGAGTGGTATTAATGCAAACGATATTAGAGCATACGTTAGAGAGTATGAAATTAATCATGATGTTAAAGTAGACTGTTTACTTGTAGATTATTTAGACTTAATGAGTCCTATTAGTACAAAAATTAGTGCTAATGACCAGTTTATTAAAGACAAGTATGTATCCGAAGAATTGCGTAACATTGCGATGGAAAGAAACATACTATTTGCAACAGCATCACAGTTAAACAGAGGCGCAGTAGAAGAAATTGAATTTGACCACAGTCACATTGCTGGCGGTATTAGTAAAATCCAAACAGCAGATAATGTTGTAGGCATCTTTACTAGTAATGCTATGAGAGAACGTGGTAGATATCAAATACAGTTTATGAAAACACGTTCAAGTAGCGGCGTTGGCAGTAAAGTAGACTTGAAGTTTTGTCCAGACACATTACGAGTAACTGATTTGGATGAAGATGACGATGATGCACTAACAGTAACAACAAATTCACTAGTAGATCAACTAAAAAGAACCAACACAATTAAGACAGAGGCGCCAGAAGCATCTAGCACAGTTAATGCGGCACTAAACATTAGGGAGTTCATGAAGAAAAATGATGTCTAAATGATAAATATGACTACAACGAGAAAAATTTTATGAAAAAGTCAAGAAGCATATTGGAAGAATTGAACTCTATAAGTGTAGATAGAAACAAGCACCATGTTCTGGAAAACAGAGTGGAGCACCTAGTTTCTAGTGTATCTAACATTAAAGAAATTCTTTATTCTTTATACGAAGAAGATGTTGCGTTAGATTTAGAACGTAGACTTATTAATAGTATTAAGAGTGGCGATCCTAAAAAATTCTCTAGAGGCATCTCAAAAGCCGTAAAAGAACCTAAATAAGAGAATAAAATGAAATTAGACGAACTGACTAATGATCAAATGGTGAACACTGACGTAAAGCAACGTTTAGCCCAGAAGAAAGCACAAACTGGAACACCTGCAACTGCACCAGTGGCAGAACCAACAGCCCCACCGGCCCCTACCGGCGCTCCTGCCGGAACAGTTGTTTCCCAACCAAACGGAGAATTTTTTACTAAGTCTGCAGAAGGCACATGGGCAACATCAGACGAAAAAGGAAATTTAACTGGAAGACCTGCAGAACACCCAGAAAGTTCGATGGCATTAGAATTAGAAAAGAATGCGTCTCAGGCAGGTGTTACAGCACCTCAACCGGCACCAACGCAAACAGCGGCACCAACGCAAACAGCGGCACCAACGGATACAGCGGCTCCAGTAGCGGCTCCAGATATCCCTAAAGGGACTAAAGCACTTTTTGTTAAACAAGACAAGTACATTAACGATCCTAAGATGAGGAAAGATGTTACTGTTGTAGGCAAATCACAAGACGGTAGTCCAGACAGAGTTAGTGTTAAAGATGAAAAGAACAAAACATTTAATGTTAGTAAAGCAAAATTACTTGATCCGAAAACAAAGAAACCTTTAGTTAGTCCATCAATAAAACAAGATCCTGCTAACCCTGTAGTGCAAACTACAGCACCTCAGGCGGCTCCAGTACAGCCAACGCAAACAGCGGCACCAACGCAAACAGCGGCACCAACGGCAGTTCAACAACAAGCAGGACCAACGGCAGTAAAACCAGTCGGCGGAGTTGCACCAGTGGCACCATCAACAGCAGGTATGAGCAGAAGTGGAGCACCACAGGCAACAATTGATCCTAAAACAGGAGTAGTTGCCGCACCAGAACCAGAAGGTGTATGGGATAAAGTAAAACGTGGAGCTCAAGCAGTAGGCGATAAAATTGCTACAGTAACAGGCGGCCCATTAGCAACTAAAACAAGACAAGATCCAAATGCAACTCGAGGCGGAAAAATTGGCGCAACAGTTGGCGCAGGACTTGGCCGAGCAATGGCTGGCGGAGCAAGAGCATTAGGTAAATTAGCAAACAAACAACAAGCCGGAACGCCTGGTCAAGCACCAGTGGCGGCGCCAGCGGCATTAAAGCCAGTACCTGGACCAACAACATCAGAATTAAAAAGTTTACAAACTCAAACATTAGCTGGCGATTTAAACGCCGCGAAAGCATTAGTGCAAAAACTAAGTGATTTAAAAACTGGCGGATATGATGCAGACAACTTTATCCAATCAGCCGCTCCAGCAATGAAACGAGGTGGCCTAGCAAAAACAGATCCACAAGCATACGCAAACTTTACAAAACTTGCTAGAAGTATGAGAGCAGAAGCATATAAGCACATTAATAGAATACTAGAACATGCTGGAATTAGTTGGGCTGACTTGGGATATGAAGTGTTATTATCAGAATCAGTTACATCACATGTAATGCTAATAGAGACCAAACACATAGAAATGCATACACTCAAACGATTGTCAGGAATTTAAAATGAAATTTAACGAGATATCTAAGCCTCTTGTTACACAAATAATTGCCGAAAGCATGTTATTAGAAGGCAAGGAAGGAAAGAATACTCACTTAGAGCATTTAGAGGATAATATTTTTAATAAGGGTTATCCTGGAGCCAAAGAAGCAGTAGATTATTTGTATAGTTTACATGGCATGCTTGATGGCAATTCACAACAAGCGGTAAGTATGACAACTAAGTGGGACGGTGCTCCAGCCATTATTGCTGGTAAAGATCCAGCAACCGGTAAGTTTTTTGTAGGCACTAAAGGTGTATTTGCAAAAATTCCTAAAATGAATTTCACCACTAACGACATCAAACTAAACCATCCTGGTCAAGACGACTTGCAGAATAAATTAGCATTAGCATTAACTAAATTAAGTAAATTAACTTGGAATACAGTAGCACAAGGAGATTTTCTTTTTGCAAAAGATACTCTAAGTGAAAAAGAAATTGACGGCGAAAGTTATTTAATTTTTAAACCTAACACATTAGTATACGCTGTACCGTCTCAAAGCGAACTGTCTAGTCAGATAGTAAAAAGTGATATAGGCATTGTTTGGCACACAGAATATGTAGGCGGCCCAACACTAGCAGACACTCAAGCAAAGTTTGGGTTTGATAGCAGTGTATTAGGACAGGCTCCGGGTGTTTGGCACAGAGATGCAATTATTAAAGACCTTAGCGGCACAGTTACATTTACTGCTTCTGAAAGTGCAGACATTATGTCGGCTATTGCCACAGCAGACCAATACTTAAAAACAGTAGACCAAGACACATTTGCTTGGTTAGGACAAGGCACAGACTTAGTAGGTAAAGAGTTTCTACAGCAATTAAAAGCACATGCAAACAACCAAGTTAGACAAGGACATTTTGATGAGCCTACTAAATTTGCACAAGGATTTGTGCAAAAGTATATAGACTACATGACAAAAGAAATAGCCAAAGTTAAAACACAAAAAAGTATCGATGCTAAAACAGAAAAAATGGTAGCAGGCGTTAAATTTATTAGAGAACATTTACAGAGTATTGTATCAGTGTATGACTTATATTTAAAACTCATCGAAGCAAAAATTAAAATAGTTAAGAAGCTAGAACAAATCCGTGTAATGAATACATTTGTACCAACAGAAGATGGGTATGAGGTAACAGGTGAAGAAGGATTTGTTGCAGTTGATAGAATGGGTAATGCACTTAAACTAGTAGATAGATTAGAGTTTAGTAGACTTAACTTTGGATCAGGGAAACCTAGTGGAAAATAAATTGGACTTGCAACTAGTAAATAGAGAGTTATCCGAAAGTAAACTATACAGAAGCACTAACGGATTCAAAAGTCTTACAGGCAGAGATATTGCAGATTTATTTTATTTGCAAACACTAAGTCTTGTGATGATGTATCAAGATAACAAGCAACAAGACTATGCATTGGTGTACTCAAAGAAAACAGCACAATACGGTCCGTATGCAGTATTTAGAACTGCGGCAACTGACTTGTACATGCTAGGGTTTGCTATTAACAATGCTGGATATACAAGTTTAAAATTTAAAAGCAAGGACGAAAGTTTTTTAAATTCGTTACAATTTCAGAATAGAAAACATTATGCCTTTATGCAACGTATAGCACGACAAGGTATTAGCAAAAGCGATATCACCACAACCCTTTTTAGATTCGAATCACAATTACAGATTAAAAATCCTATACTTAAACAGATAAGAAGATTAATCATATCTTGGCCCAGTTTAAAGTTCTCACAACGCCAACTAGTTGTAAGTAAAATAATA